GACGATGACAATCCGCTTACCGATTCGGGCGAGCTTTACTTGCCAGGCGCAAGGCTGTGCGGTCACAGGGATTGTGTGAACCGCTCGCATATTCAGCGACCTGATGAGCCGCCGAAGGAGAATCCTTGGCTTGGGGTTTATGCGGAGGTGATTGAAATTGCTCAGCGACCTTTCTCTGGCACTAAGGTTTGTGCGGTGACTGATTGCGGTCGCGCGCATAAGGGGCGCAACCTTTGCCAGAATCATTGGCAGATGCTTTTGAGGCAGAGGCCTGATCTGATTCGCAAGCATGAGCATTTGACTCTTGCTGACTTCCCTGAGCTTTTGCCGGTGGTTTACTTCGGTAAGCATTACAAGCGACCAGTCACTAAGTGCCTCATTGAAACTTGCCAGAAAGATAGTAAACAGCGCGGTTTATGCTCAACCCATATTGGGCAGCTGAAGCGCCTAAGAAAGAGGACAGCATGAAACTAGAAACTATGAAACTGACCGAGTTGGTCAGCGACCCGAACAATGCTCGCAAGCATGATGACAAGAACCTCGAGGCAATCAAGGGAAGCCTGACTCAGTTTGGTCAGCGCAAGCCGATTGTGATTGGGGCTGGCAATGTTGTGATTGCTGGCAATGGCACTCTAGCCGCGGCTAAGTCTTTGGGCTGGTCGGAGATTGAGGTTGTGCGAGTTCCGGAGGATTGGACACCTGATCAGGCTAAGGCTTTTGCTCTAGCTGATAACCGCACCGCTGAGTTGGCCGAGTGGGATGAGCAGGTTTTGGCTTCTCAGGTTCTCGAATTGTCGGAGGCTGGTTTCGCTGTGGCTGAATTCGGTTTTGAGGTTATTGAGCCACCTGTCGATCTGGAATCTATCTGCGAAGATGATGCTCCTCCTTTACCAGATGAGCCTATTTCAAAAATCGGTGATATTTACCAGCTAGGAAAACACCGAGTCATGTGCGGTGATTCAACCGATATCGCCAGTGTCGAGAGGCTAATGGAAGGCACTAAGGCGAGCCTAGTTTTTACAGACCCTCCATATGGTGTTGAGTATCAATCAAACATGCGCACCAAATCTGATAAGTTTGCAGTCTTGCAGAATGATGACAAATTCCTAGATGTCACCCCTGTCATTGATAAGTTCTCTACTGGGTGGATTTTCATCTGGACAAGCTGGAAGGTGCAGACAACTTGGATTGATATGTTCTCGGCATATGGCTATCCGACCAATATTGTTATTTGGCATAAGCCCGGAGGCGGCATTGGCGATCTAAAGAAAACCTTTAGTAGTGACTATGAAGTTGCTTTGGTCTGGCATCGCGGCGCTGAACTTACTGGCAAACGCATTGGATCAGTTTGGACTATCAACAAAGATGGCGCAACCACCTATCTGCACCCGACTCAAAAGCCTGTCGCTCTGGGTGCGGAGGCTATTGACAAGACAACTAATGCTGGGGCTACTGTCCTAGACCTCTTCGGTGGGTCAGGCTCGACTCTGATTGCCTGTGAGCAAACTAACCGCACTGCTCGAATTATGGAATTAGACCCTAAATATGTCGATGTTATTGTGAAGCGCTGGGAGAACCTCACTGGGCTCAAGGCTGAACTGGTCAGCTAATGGGGCAGATGGGTAGACCGCCGAAACCTCTAGAAGTAAAGCGCGCAGAGGGCAACCCTGGCAAGCGCCCTCTGCCAAAGGAAGGCAACCTTGTAATCCTGCCTCAAGCCAATGGCATCCCCGAGCCTGCGCGACCTCTGCTTAAGTATGGGCAAGAGCTGTGGGATAGAATCTGGGGAATGGGGCAGTCTTGGATTAGCCCAACCACCGATATCGAGTTGGTGCTTATGACAGCCGAGATGGTTGATGAGCGCTGGAATCTCCGAGTCAAGGTTATGAGCAATGATGATCCGCGCTTGCGCCGAGGCTTGCGAGAACTAGACAAGCAGATTGTTGGCAACCTATCAGACTTAGGCTTTAGCCCTACTGCCCGAATGAGGCTGGGCATTGCCGAGGTTAAGAAGCAGAGCAAACTAGAAGAATTGATGGCTAGAAGGAATGACCGCAACTAAGGCTTGGCCTCCGAAGTGGCTAACTCCGGTTGACCCCAATGCTGCCGCTCGCGGTGATGGTGATTTGGCAACTGACTTTGCTGAGATGTTCGGCTCGGTTGGTAAGGATGGAATCGCAGGTAATCGCGGCTCTAGCCTTGTCTTTAGGGATTGGCAGAGGGAACTAACTCGGGCCGTTTACTCGCGCGATGAGAATGGCGAACTGTGCTTCCAGACAATTTTGGTGGGCGAACCTCGCAAGAATGGAAAGAGTGCTTGGGCTAGTTCCGCCATCGCCATCTTCAAACTCTTCGCTGAGGGTGTTCAGGGCGCGGAAATCATTATCGCAGCCGCCGAGAAGAATCAGGCTCGCATCATCTTTGAAGAGTGCAAGCGCATGATTGTTGACAGCGAACTAGCCGAGCTTTGCAATGTCTATAAAGACTCAGTGTTTGTGCCTGGTTCGGGCAATGTCCTCAAGGTAGTTTCTAGCGAGAGCTACTCGAAAGAGGGTTACAACCCTAGTTGTGTCATTCTCGATGAGGCCCATGCTCACAAAGACCGCTCGCTGTTCGATGTGTTCTCGCTGGCAATGGGAAACCGAGGCAAGATAGCGCAACTCTACTGTGTGACCACCGCTGGAACTCGCACCGATTCAACAGGGCAAGACTCTATTGCTTATAGCCTTTATCAGTATGGCAAGCAGGTTGCTTCTGGCGAAGTTGTTGACCCATCTTTCTTCATGGCTTGGTGGGAGGCTGATGAGGATGCAGACCACCGCTTGCCTGAAACTTGGGCGAGCTGTAACCCTGGCTTCAATGATCTGGTTTCGGAAGAGGACTTTGCTTCAGCAGTGCGCCGAACCCCCGAGGCTGAGTTCCGCACTAAGCGACTAAACCAATGGGTAAACAGCAAGATGGCTTGGTTGCCAGCCGGTGCTTGGGATGCGCTCGCTGAGGACTGGGAGATGACCGCAGACACCGAGTATGTCCTCGGCTTCGATGGTTCTTGGTCAGGTGACTCGACTTCTATTGTGGCGGTTGCTTTGCCTACCGAGGAAGGCGCACCTTTCCGAGTGAAGCGAGTTGCTTCTTGGGAGAAGAACTTTGCTATTGATGATGATTCTTGGCGAGTTAGCAAGGATGAGGTGACAGCCTTCTTGATGAAGTTTCACACCGAGTTCCCTCGGATGCGCGAGATGGCCTGTGACCCTTCTTATTGGTTTGATGAGTTATTGCTCTGGCAAGAATCGGGTGTGCCTGTGGTTATGTATCGCAACTCGCCTGAGCGAACTGTGCCAGCGACCTCGAAGCTGATGGATGGCATCATGACTGGCAAGTTAGTTCATGATGGTGACCCTGCCCTCGCGCGCCATATCGACAACTGCATCTTGAAGATTGACCCTCGCGGTGGGCGAATAACTAAGGATTACAAGCAGCCAAAACTCAAGGTTGACAATGCTATCGCTTTGATGATGGCTTATGATAGGGCTTCGGCTAGAATGGAAGAGGAGATTATTCCTCAGTTTTATTTCTAGGCAGGTATAGATGGCAAACTTCTTTGATAGGTTCAAGCGCGAAGATCGCGCCATTTCTTTCCAGACTGTCTGGGGCGCTGGCGGTGACTTAGTTGTTGGCAACTATTCCGACACTGTGGTGAATGGCAAGACAGCCTTTAGTTTGATTCCTGTCTTTTCTGCTATCTCGCTAATCAGCGACACCATCTCGACTTTGCCTGTGGATGCTTACCAGCGCATTGATGGCAACCGCAAGCCTTACCGCCCTCGCCCGAGTTGGGTAGACCAGCCAGATGTTGACCAGACCAGACAGGGCCACTATCAGTCTGTGCTTGTTTCCCTGCTCATCTGGGGCAATGCTTATGTCCGCATCTTCCGCAACAGTCGCGGTGATGTTGTCAACCTTGTAGCTCTTGACCCTCAGAAGATGGAAGTGAGCCGCTCTGCTATCGGGCGCAAACTGTTCCACTATGAGGGCGAGGAGAAGGCGCTAACCTCTGATGAGGTTATGCACCTAACTGACTTGCTTGAGCCTGGTGCGATTATCGGTGTTAGCCGCGTAGAGCGCTTGCGCGAAGCACTAGGTCTAGGCATCGCCCTTCAGAACTTTGCTGCCGCCTTCTTTGGTCAGGGTGTCACTGGTGCGCTAGTTGCTGAAGTGCCTGGCAACCTAACCCCTGATCAGGCTCGCCAGTTGTCAGACTCGCTGAACAACAAGCATGGCGGTTGGCGCAAGTCTGGCAAGGCTCTCATTGCCACTGGCGGAACAACTGTCAAGGATATGACTGTCAAGAATGACCAGAGCCAGTTCATTGAGTCGCGCCGCTTCTTTGTCGAAGAGGTTGCTCGCTTGTTCAATGTGCCTCTAAGTATGATGGATGTGCCAGGCGCTCAGAGCTACGCCTCATCGGAAATGAACGCGATTCAGTTCGTCACTCACACCCTCCGACCTTTCATCGAAAAGTTGGAATGGTCTTACTCTCGCCTACTACCTGAGCAAGCCTTCCTCAAGTTCAATGTGGATGGCCTCTTGCGCGGTGACTTCAACAGCCGAATCTCTGCCTACTCAACCGGATTACAGTCTGGCTTCATGAGCATCAATGATGTTCGCCGTATTGAAGACATGACCCCTGTTGATGGTGGCGATGTCTACCGAGTGCCTCTAGCCAATGTCAACCTCTCAGCTGCTAACTTGCCAGAACAGCAAGGCAAGATTGAAATGGTCAAGGCTTTGATTCAGGTTGGTTTCGATCCAGAGGAAACTCTCAAGGCTTTCGGTATCGCTGCTATCGCTCACAGCGGTGTGCCTTCAACTCAGTTGCAAGCGGTGGCAACTATTGACCCTGCTAACCCTGCTTCGGTTTATGGGGTCTAATGGCTATCACTTCAGGGCAAATGACTATCGGTTTAACTCGCCAACAGATTGATGGTCTAAACACCAACTATCAGAATCTGATTATTCAGAATGACAGCAACACAACCAAGTTGCTCATTGGCGGCCCTGACCTAACCCTTGCTAATGGCATGAAACTTAGCGCAGGGCAGACTGTTGAAATCCTTGTGCCACCTTTGCAAAGCCTGTGGATTATGTCCGATACCGAAAACCATGCCGTATCTTGGCTCAGATGGGATGTCTAAATTGCCTTATTTCATAACTCAAGAAAATCCAGACTGCTCAGGTTGGGCTGTCGAAGATGAGGCTGGCGCGGTGCTTGGTTGCCATGACACCAAACAGTCAGCGATTGATCAGGCTGTGGCGGTGAGCATCAACACTGATGAGGAGTTTGTTGGCGAGCGCGCTGCGGTAGATTCCCTCCAGCCTGGTGACTATGTTTCTTGGAATGTCTTTGACCCTGAGATTCTTGCCGAGGTCGAAATGACTAAAGGCCAGATGGCTGTCTTGAAACTGTATGAGGAAGAAGATGGTGTTTTCACTGCCACCGATAAGTTCCTTATTCTCAATGTTCTAAAGCTGGAGAAGATTGCTCGCCCTGAGATGATTGCTGAGAAGTTCGAGGATATCGAAACCGATACCCCTGAGCCAGTGCTTGAGCAGGTTCGCGCAATCAATGAGGGCGCACCGGCTTATATGCGAGCGGCAGCCAAGCGCGGACTGGAATACTATGCCGAAGGTCTAGCTGGGGATGGTGTGGTTGAGCGCACTATCCGCGAAGCCCGAGCAATGGCTGATGGCGAGATTAGCGATGACAAGTGGGTTCGCATTGCCGCTTGGATTGCTCGCCACCTTGTAGACCTAGACAGCCCAGATGCTGACCCAGCCTCCGACAACTACCCTTCGCCTGGTGTGGTCGCTCACCTTCTTTGGGGTTCAGGGCCATCGAAGCGAGCAGCAGAGCGCACCCTAGCATTTGCTGAATCGGTTGTTGCTAGAATTAGGGAAGAAGAGAGAGGCACTATGACTGATCTAGTAATGGATGAGGCTCGCGCTAAGTGGCTTAAGGTTGCCTATTCAATCAAGGCAAAACTAGAAGGCACTGTTGAGGGTCGCGCTATTGGCGGTCGCGAAGTTCGCACCAACCATGTCGAGTTGCGCGCCGAAGGCGATGGGCGCACCTTTACAGGTTATGCGGCAGTCTTTGGTCAGCCAAGCCTTCCTCTACCTTTTACCGAGATTGTCAAGCCTGGCGCTTTCAAGCGGTCGCTTCAGTCACGCTCGCGCATGATGCTACTCTGGAATCACGACACCTCAAACCCATTGGCTTCAACTCGCAACGGTTCGCTTCAGATGGTCGAGGACTCAGTTGGTCTAAAGGTCACAGCAACCCTGCCAGATACCACCCTTGGTCGCGACATCGCAGAGCTTGTTCGCACAGGTGTGATTGATGCCATGTCTTTCGGCTTCGCAGTCAAGAAAGACTCTTGGTCACAGGATGGAAATACTCGCTACTTAGAAGATGTCGACCTTTTCGAGGCAAGCATTGTGTCCACCCCAGCCTATGAGCAGACCTCGGGAACTATCGCAGTCCGCGCAGTGGACACCATCTCAGCCGACCTACTAGCCGAAGCCTTGCTGAAGATTGAGTCAGGCGAGGAACTAGACCCAGAGCAGGGCGCACTAATCGGTGCGGTCATTGGTAAACTAACTAAGGTTGAAGAGCCAGAAGTTAAAGAACCTGAAGGTGACATCACTGCTCTCTATAAGGCAAAGCTCGCGCTTGCCGAGATTGGAAACTAATGGCTACCTCAGCAGATATCAAGACCGCAATCGAAGTCATCAAGGAAGTTGCTGGCGATCCAGAAGTGGGCGCTATTAAGGAACTGATTGACCTCCTAAACTCCAGCACCGCGCCCAAAGAAGCGCGCGTAGTTGCTGCGAAGGAAACTCGCTAACCCCTATCTGCGAGTTCGCCCCCCGAGAGTTTTTCCCTTTCGCTCGGGGGGTTTTCCTTTACCCAAAGCGACTATGTAGCAACCTTGTAGAATATAACTAGGTTCTGAGTTCCTCGGCCTGTGTCTGTTCAGAGTTCCTCGGCAGAATCCCCTAATTCAATTTAACAAAGGAAACAACTATGTCAGAGTTCGTAAAGAGCCAGGCAGAAGTTCGTAATAACCTTGTTGCCCAGATGCGCGAAGTCATTGACTTTGCCGAGGGTGAGAAGCGCGGACTATCAGCCGAAGAGATCCAGAAGATTGAGCGCCTAGAGGCAGACATCGCACAGCGCGATGCCTCAATCGCAACCGCACAGCGCATTGAAGAGCGCGCAGCCGAGGCTTCATTCGCTGCTGCTTCATTCGCACCTGCAACCGCAGCCACCTCAACCGATGCAGACTTGCTTCGCGCAATCGCTCGCGGTGAAGTTCGCGGTCATGAGTTCGAGGCTCGCGCTGCTCTAGTTCCATCAGCTAACACTGTTGGTCAGTCTTTCTACAACCGAGTATTTGAAATCGCTCAGTTGGTTGGCCCAATGCTAACCACCTCAGAGGTATTCAACACCACCTCGGGCGAGAACCTAGTTATCCCGACCGTAACTGCAACCTCATCTGCTGGTTCAGTTGCTGCTGGTTCAGCAATCACCGAGAGCAACCCAACCTTTAGCTCAATCACCCTCGGGGCTGAGAAATATGGTGCGCTTGTATCAGTCGCTTCAGAGCTTGTTGCTGATGCTGGCTTCGACATCACCGGCTACATCGCACAGGAACTTGGTAAGGCTATCGGTCTACAGACCAACTCAGTCCTAACCACCAAGTTGGCTGCTGCTGCTGGTTCTGCTGTAACTGGTGGAACTGGTGTTGCTGGTGCGTTCACCTACGAGAACCTAATTGACCTAGTGTATGCAATTGATGGATCAGCTCGTCTGCTTCCTTCAACCGGCTTCATGATGGCTAAGTCAGGTCTTGCTGCTGCTCGCAAGCTCAAGGATGGCAATGGTTCATACATCTGGACTGACTCTGCTGTTCCTGGTCAGGCTGCAACTCTTCTTGGTTACTCGGTTTACGAGAACCCAGGTGTTGCTGCTGTTGCAACTGGCGCAAAGTCTGTTCTATTCGGCGCGCTTGACTCATTCAAGGTTCGTGTTGCTGGCGGTGTCCGCGTAGACCAGTCTGCTGACTACGCCTTCGCTAACGATGTTGTCACCTACCGCGGTCTAACTCGCCTCGATGGTGGACTGACTCACGCAGCGCACATCCAATACTTCAAGGGTGGCGCATCTTAGGAGATGCCGCTTTTTGAGTAAAGCGACTGGGTCGGTAGTGCGTAGGCTACCGGCCCAGTTTCTTCATTTCTCGAATTCTCCATTGCATAACAAACAGGTCGCTCTTAGATCTGTTGCATGGCAAACAAGCTGGGGCTAGATTACCGATTGAGTGCCTGCCCTTCTTTTCAATCGGCTGAATGTGGTCAATCTCAATGCGGTCATTAGACTGGCAGTAAATACAAGTTGATTTCTGCATCCGCAAGTAGTCTTTGCGAGTAATCAATTTCTGCTCTACGCCCTTCAACTTGGCATATCGCTTTTGAGCATTTGCAATGAATAACTCTGGATTCTTTGCATAAGAGCGCTGATTCATCTCATGCACTTTGTCTTTATTGGCTTTGTTCCAGTCGCGCTTCTGAGCATTGACCTTTTCTTTATTAGCCTCGCGCCAAGCACTCTTATCGGCTTTGACCTTTTCTGGATTATTGGCGCGCCACTTAGCCACAGCTCTATTTTTGGCAGTTGGATTTTTTTTGCGACTCGCATAGTTGCGCTTGCGAAAACAAGGCTTGCAATAAGTCATCTTGCCATCGGCCCTGCGCGACTGATTATTGAAATCGTCAACTGACTTGATTTGCTCACAGTCAGGACAGCGCTTAGTATTAGTCATATCAAACTCCTTCTAAGTTTGGTCATGCCCCTGGATGTTTGCGCATCGCAGGGGTTTTCTTATAGTCTTAGACTACTACGAAAGGGAACAAATGGCTAAAGCAAAAATTGATGGCTTGGTTACAGTTTGGAGTAATAGCCCTGGCGAAGCCACTGGTTATGGCCAGCAAGCTGGTTATTTAGTTGATCGCCTCAAGCGCGATGGGGCAACAGTTGCTGCTTCCAGTAACTATGGTTTAGAAGGCTCGCTCTCCACCTATCAAACTAAGTATGGCGCGATTCCGCATTACCCTCGCGGTTCTGAGGCTTACTCTAATGATGTTGCGCCTATGCACCATGCACACTTCAAAGCTCAGAATCCTGGCAAGCGCGATGTCTGGATTTCGCTCTATGATGTCTGGGTGCTAAAGGGCGCTCAGTTTGACAAGATGAATATTGCTTCTTGGGTTCCGATTGACCACATTAGTCTGCCGCCTGGAGTCGAGTCTTGGCTTCGCAAAGAGAATGTCACCCCTATCGCTATGGCCCCCAATGGTGTGCGCCAGATGGAAGCTAAGGGCATTGAGTGCGAGTATGTGCCGCATGGCATTGACACTAAGATTTTCAAGCCGACAGCGACCATCGAGGGGCAACCTGCTCGCGACTACATGGGTCTAAAGGATGAGTTTGTGGTTGGCATGGTTTCGGCTAACAAGGCGAGCGGACTGATTCACCGCAAGGCTTTTAGCGAGAACCTGCTTGCCTTCAGCATCTTCCGTCAGAAGCACCCTGATGCTGTCTTGTATATGCATACTGATCCGCTTGGCACTCAGGGCGGTTGGCAGTTGCTTCCTATGCTTGCTGCTTTCGGTATCCCTAAAGAGGCTGTGATGTTTCCGCCTTTTGTGGATTACCGCTATGGCATGAGCCAGCAAACCTTGGCTGGGCTTTACAGCGCAATGGATGTCTTACTCGCGCCTTCCTATGGAGAAGGCTTTGGTATCCCTACCGTTGAGGCTCAGGCTTGTGGCACTCGGGTGATTGGTTCTAGCTGGGGCGCAACCCCTGACTTGCTCGCTGAGGATTCCTGGATGGTTGAGGGGCAGCCGATGTGGGATGCTGGGCAAAATGCTATCTGGCAAGTTCCGTTAGTGCCTTCGATTATCAATGCGCTTGAGGAGGCTTACCAAGCCGAGCGTGGCACTAGCCAGGTTGCGGTTGATTTCGCTAAGGAGTTCGATGTCGAAACGGTTTGGCAGAAGCACTGGTTGCCTGTTATCGGTCGCTTGCTAGAGAAGTCAAATAAATGAAAATGACTTTTATGAATATCTATAAACTGATTTTGGTTTTCTCTTGATTCCTGTCCTTGGCTTTGCCACGCTGAAAAGGTTTGACTTAGCTGATAGGTTGTTGCGCTCGATTGATTACCCTGTCGAGCATCTGGTCATCATTGACAACTCGGGGCTAGGTTCAACCGGCTACACACCTAAGAAGCCCGATTCTGTTAAACACCTGTGGACTCTCAGGATACCCTTTGGGCTGGGTTTAGTTGGTGCTTGGAATCTGATTATCAAAGCAACTCCTTATGCCCCCTACTGGCTTCTGGTGAATGATGATGCCTATTTTGAGGCTGGGGCTTTGGAGAAGATTGCTACCGAGGTAGACACTCAGGCTCTGAACTTCTTGCAGATCAACACAGCCTGGTCTGCGGTTGTTTTCGGCGAGGGCATGATTGACAAGGTTGGGCTTTATGATGAGCGCTTTTATCCGCTCTACTTTGAT